AGATGGAGAAGGTAGCAACCCACCAATTTATACATTTGCTCATGGACTAGGCGGAGCAGTTGCAGGTGGTGACACATTTGTATTGCATTACAATAAAGAAATAACAAGTTCACCAACAGACGACAGAGTTAAAAGAAATACTATAAAATTTACTAACACTGGCAATCAAACTGAAACAACAGGTATTAATTTTTCTAGTGCTGTTGTAAATGATATTAGTATTGATTATGCATTGTTTAATGCAACACATATGCGTAAAGGAACATTAAGTGTTCTAGTTAATGGAAATACAGCCAGTAATATTGAAGACAAGTTTTTTGGCGACAATGAACTAACTGATGTTGAATTTTCACTAACAAATAATGGATCAGGAACATTTACATTAAAATTTAAGACAGCATTAACTACTGAATTACAATTTAACTATACACAGACTGCATCAAAGTTCGTTACAACGTAAGATAATAATATGAACGAATTTTGGCAGTGTTCGCCAAAGCAACGTCTTAGTTTGTGGAGGCAATTCCGAAAAACTTTAGCGAGTATGGAATATCTAGAAAGACTACAAGAAGTCGTAGACTTTTGGAGAATGGCACCTATGTCTAGTATGCATACAGACATATATGATTCCTCTACTTGGTTAGGTCCTTGGGATTTTATATGGAATGGCGAATACGATGAAAATAGTGTAGCGTTAGGAATAGCGTATACATTACAGTTAGAAAGTTATTCACAATGTGAAATTTGGTTAGTGCAAAACACTAAAAAAAGTTATATTAACTTAATAGTTTCTGTTGACAACAAGCATATTCTAAACTATAATTATGGTATAGTAAATAGTATAAAGGATCTAAATGAAGACACAACTATTTTACAAAAAACACAGGTTAGCACGTTAACATAACACTTTATACTTTTAGTGTTTATGTAAATAACTAATACGCTAACTAAAGAATGGAAAGATGATGACAAATAATATTACAGTTATTAAACGTGATCAAACTAGCGAACAGCTTGATCTAGAAAAAATGCACAAGGTAGTATTTTACGCATGTGAAGGAATCACAGGAGTAAGTGCAAGTGAAGTAGAATTAAAAAGTCATTTGCAATTTTATAATGGAATTGAAAGTGCAAATATTCAAGAAACATTAATTAAAGCAGCCGCAGATCTCATTGAAGAAGAAACACCAAATTACCAATGGGTTGCAGGCAGACTTATCAATTATCATTTACGTAAAGAAGTATATGGCAAGTTTGAACCATGTAGTCTTAATGAAATTGCTAAACGTAATGTAGAATTAGGTTATTACGATAAAAGTTTTTTTGCCGTTTATAACCCCGAAGAAATTTTTCAGCTTGATAGTTATATTAGACACGAACGTGATGAGAATATTGCATTCGCAGGAATGGAACAATTTAGAGGAAAGTATCTAGTTCAAAACAGAGTAACAGGTGAAATATACGAAACACCACAAATAGCATACATGATGATTTCAGCAACATTGTTTGCTAACTACCCTCAAAAAGTAAGAATGAAATATGTAAAGGATTTTTATGACGCTATTAGTAATTTCGATATTAGTTTACCTACTCCTATTATGGCCGGACTACGCACACCACAACGTCAATTCAGTAGTTGCGTTCTTATTGAAACCGACGACAGTCTTGATAGTATTAATGCTACTTCTAGTAGTATTGTAAAGTATGTCAGTCAAAAGGCTGGTATAGGTATTGGCGCAGGGTCTATTCGTGCCATTAACTCACCAATTAGAAATGGTGATGCAAGTCACACAGGTGTAATTCCTTTTTATAAAATGTTTCAAAGTGCGGTTAAATCATGTAGCCAAGGTGGTGTCCGTGGTGGAGCGGCAACTTTGTATTATCCAATATGGCATTTAGAAGTTGAAGATCTTTTAGTATTAAAAAATAATAAAGGAACAGAAGATAACCGTGTTAGACACATGGACTATGGAGTTCAGTTTAATAAACTTATGTATGAACGTGTATTATCTGGTGGTGACATTACTTTATTCTCACCCAGTGATGTTCCAGGACTATATGAATCTTTTTTTAGTGATCAAAACAAGTTTAAAGAACTATACGAAACAGCAGAACGCAATACTAGATTGCGTAAAAAAACAGTTCCAGCAATTGAATTGTTTAGTCAATTTATTGAAGAACGTAAAAACACAGGTCGTGTATACCTAATGAATGTAGATCATGCAAACACACATGGTGCATTTGTAGAAGACGTAGCACCTGTTAAACAAAGTAATTTATGTTGTGAAATTAATCTACCTACAAAACCACTTAAATCAGTTGAAGACGAAGAAGGCGAAATTAGTTTATGCACTTTGGCAGCTATCAATTGGGGTAACATTAAAACACCTAAGGACTTTGAACGTGTTTGTAGACTTTCAGTAAGAGCATTAGATGAACTATTAACATATCAAAATTATCCAGTAAATGCTGCAGAAATTAGCACAATGAAAAGACGGCCATTAGGTATTGGTATTATTAACTTTGCATACTGGTTAGCTAAGAATGATTTAAACTATCAAGACATAGATGAGAATGGTCTAGCATTAGTAGACGAGTGGGCAGAAGCATGGAGTTATTATTTAATTAAAGCAAGTGCTGATCTGGCCGCTGAACAAGGTGCAATACCCGGAACAAATGAAACAAAGTATGGGCAAGGTATTACACCAAATATGACATACAAAACAGAAGTAGATGAATTAGTTCCACACAAAGAACGTATGCCGTGGAAGAGTTTGCGTAAGCAACTACAAAAAACAGGTATAAGAAATAGCACATTAATGGCATTAATGCCAGCTGAAACTTCAGCACAAATTAGTAATAGCACAAATGGAGTAGAACCTCCACGTAGCTTAGTAAGTGTTAAACAAAGCAAACATGGTGTTTTAAAGCAAGTAGTTCCAGGTTTTGCTAGGTTAAAGAATAAATATGACTTACTATGGAATCAAAAATCTCCAGAAGGTTATTTAAAGATTATGGCTGTATTACAAAAATATATCGATCAAGGTATTAGTGTTAATACAAGTTATAATCCACAGTTTTACGAAGATGACAAGATACCAATGTCAGTAATGATTCAACACTTGTTGATGTTTTACAAATATGGTGGAAAACAATTGTATTATTTTAATACATATGATGGGCAAGGCGAACTCAATATAGATGAACTTAATAATTCAGATAGCTTGCCAGAATACGAAGGAACATCAGACCTCGATGACGAGGACTGTGATAGTTGTAAGATATAATAGAGAGTAATATAAAATGACATCAGTCTTTAACGCAGACAATAAAACAGACCATACTAAAGCAATGGCTTTTATGGACCCAGCAGGTGCAGTTGCTATTCAGCGATATGACACTATGAAGTATAAACAATTTGACAAGCTAACCGATAAACAGTTGGGATTCTTTTGGCGTCCTGAGGAAGTTGATGTAACCAAAGATGCAAACGACTTTAAAAACATAACAGAACACGAACGTCATATTTTTACAAGTAATCTAAAAAGACAAATTTTATTAGATAGTGTTCAAGGTAGAGCACCAGTAGAAGCGTTTGGTCCATTAGTATGTTTACCAGAACTAGAAGCATGGATTCAAACATGGACATTTAGTGAAACAATTCATTCACGTTCATATACACATATCATTCGTAATGTATATTCCAATCCAAGTATTGTATTTGATGAAATGATGGATATTCCAGAAATAATGGATTGTGCAGGAGATATATCAGAGTGCTATGATCAACTTATAGAATTAACTTCTTATTATAACCTACTAGGCGAAGGAACACATACTATTAATGGTAAAAAAATTAAAATAAGTAAATATGAAATTAAAAAGTTGTTATATAAAACATTAATGAGTGTAAACATTCTAGAAGGTGTTCGTTTCTATGTAAGTTTTGCGTGTTCATGGGCATTTGCAGAACTTAAAAAGATGGAAGGTAATGCTAAGATTATTAAACTAATTGCACGTGATGAAAACTTGCACTTAGCAAGCACACAGTCACTTTTAAAGATTTTACCAAAAGACGATAAAGATTATATTAAGATTGCAAAAGAAACAGAAGATGATTGTATCAAAATGTTTGTTGATGCAGTAAACCAAGAAAAAGCATGGGCTGAATACTTATTTAAAGACGGCTCAATGATTGGACTTAACACACAATTGCTTAACGATTATATTGAATGGATTGCAGCAAAACGTATGACGGCTGTAGGATTAAAATGTCCATATAGTATATCACAAGCAAACCCACTACCATGGACACAAAAATGGATAAGCGGTGCAGAAGTGCAAGTTGCTCCACAAGAAACTGAAATAAGTTCTTATGTTGTTGGTGGTGTTAAACAGGACGTATCGGAAGATACATTTAAAGGATTTAGTTTATGACAATACAAATATACGGAAAACCAGTATGCCCTTATTGTGTAAAAGCAAAGGCGTTATGTGAAAGCAGAGGTTTTGAGTATGAATACAAAGAACTAGGAAAAGACTTTGACCGTGAATTAATTATGGAAGAATTCCCTACAGCAAGAACATTTCCACAGATTGTAATTAACGGTCAAAAGATCGGCGGTTACGATCAGATGGTAAAATATATAGAAGACACAAATTTTAACGGAACAGGATATACATTATGATAATTGAAACATCTTACAAAGTCGGAGACATAGTAAGTATTAAGCTCAACAGCGGCGAAGAAATGATTGCAAAATTTGAAGAACAAACAGCAACACACATTGTATTAAAGAAACCACTTATTTTAGTGGCGGCAGAAAAAGGCGTCGGCCTATCACCATTTATGTTTACAGTTAGCCCAGAAGCTAAAGTGCGTTTGAATATAAATAGTATTATATGTGTAGTTGAATCAGCGAAGGACGCCAGTAATACATATATCTCACAAACAACAGGTATTCATATAGCAAAATAATATGGCAGGAGTTCACAGAAATACAGATAGTCGTTCATGCGGCGCCGCAAATAACGTTGTAGGCCAAAGCACTGTTTATGTCAATAATAAATTATGTAGTGTAGACAGAGATCCTAATAGTCATGGCGGTGGTGAACTAAAAGCAGCAAATCCACAAGTTTATGTTAACAACAAACTTGTTGTTATTAAAGGTAATAGTGCAAACGGTGATAACTATTGTCCTTTGCCTGGAGGAGACCACTGTAATCCAAAGGCTACAGGAGCAAGTGGCGACACATACGTAGGCGGTTAATATGGCAGATTTTGAAACAGCGGCTAATTACTTAAAGAACACTGATGTTGATATAGTCACAGGTGTTACTGTTGATGCAGGCACAGGTGAAGTAGAAACTACAACAACCAGCATGAGTTTAAGAGAAATTATCTGTAGTTTACTTGCAGGTAATGGAATTAAACTTCCTAACTTACAGTTATGTTTAAAAATTAACTTAGGTAGATTGTTAGGTATATCAGGAGTTCCACCAGAATTATATAAAGCACTTGCAGAAGCTGAAGCGGCCCTAGACGAATTTATAGCACATACAAATATTGATAATGTATTAGCAAGACTTAATGCAGCAATCGCCGAGTTTGCCGCAATTGCTAATATGATTAATTTCTGTGGAACACCAGTTAATCCAAAACCTATTCCAAACGTATTGAAAGAAGTATTTGGTTCATATTTAGGTGCAGGTAAAGACATACTTGATAAACTAGGAACTATGTTAGACAGTGACGTAGGTGGTTGCACATCAGGTAGTGGATTTAATGCAGGTATTTTTCAAGGTGGCATTCTTAAAGATTTAGGCGATATTATAGATGATTTTGGTAGTTTAGCAAACGCACCACAGGCTACTATTGATAGTATGGTTAGCCAACTTAACACATTCTCTTCAGATATGAAGGATTTAGTTACACTTGAAAATAACTTTAGTGGAACAAACTCAAATGGTGGTAGTGCATTTACAGATCCAACCACACAAGCAACACATACAGGTGTTGGAACTGCAATTGATACAAGCACATTAACATTGGCAAAAGCACAAGGACTTGCAGCGGCATTAAAAGCCGCATATGATAGTTTAAGTGGATATCCAGTTGATGATCTAGGAAACAGTATATTTGACTATTTGTTAGATCAGCAAATGTTGGCTAAATTAAAGCAAAATGATTTACCTTCAGTTGACTCAATAGAAAGAACACCAGTTTATGATTATTGTGGAGTAATTGTAGGATATACAACATCTCCAGATTATTCAGTTCCTAAAAGTTCTGGATCAGCCCCTACAACATCTACAGATCCAGGAATAACCGGACTAGCAGAAGGCGGAATAGTAAGTAATAGTTCGCCAACTACAACAACAAACCTAACTAATCCTAATCCAATGATACGAAATGGCGTTCCAGCTACTAGTATTGGCAGTCCAGGCGACAAAAAGGGTGATCTAGCTTCAGATAGCACATATATCTACATTGCAAGTGCAGATTATGACGGATCTACTAGTATTTGGGCAAGAGCTTCACTAAGTTCTTGGTAAAATCCTAAAAAACCCAAAAAACCCTAAAAAACAAGACATTTCGGTTGACAAAAGAGTGTCTTACTGTTATATTATATATAATTGTATTAAATAAAGAAATGACAAGGATATGAGAGCACAAATATATAATGATGGAATTAAGCGGATTAATGCTAAAATTGAGGTACCGCTTAGTGATGAAGATGTAGGGGATTATATCTTAAGCGCCTTAACTGGTGAGTCTATAGATTTACATACTTTACAAAGAATGAATAAACGACAACTTTTGCATCTTGCCAAAGAAGAAATTAAAACGTTTGGAACAGAAACTCCAAGAGAACGTATTGATGAAATTGACAATGATACAAAGGCTATTGTTAAAAACTATGTGAAACAAATGTTTCCAGAACTGCAATGATTAGGAGATCAATTATGAATAAACTTAAATACGGTATTATATTAACAGCGGTATTATTTGCACAATCAGTGTTAGCAAATACTACACAGACTACTATACAGGTTGAATCATATGTGACTAACGTTCAACCGTTACAACAAGAAACTAGAAAAATTGTTAAACCAGTTAAATCTTGTTCAATTGTTGAAGTTCCAATATACGGCACAACTGGTGGTGCACAAACTGGTGAAGTATTAGGTGGTGCAATTATTGGTGGAATATTGGGTAATCAAGTTGGCGGCGGATCAGGTAAAGATGCGGCAACAATTTTGGGTGCTATTTTGGGAGCAGATATTGCCAACAAAAAAGGCGGCAAAAAAGTTATCATAGGCTACAAACAAGTTGAACAGTGTGATATAATCAATCAAGTTGAATATCAAAATTTACCAGCTAAATATCGGGTAACTGTTAAAGTCCCAACCATGCAAAATGTTGAGCATGTGTTTATAACTACAGATCCATTATCTATTAACTCTAGAGTAGATGTGTATGTAGCCATAAGTATAAGAGTAAAAGACTTTTAAAACAACGCCGGTTTAGCTCAGTTGGTAGAGCAACTGATTTGTAATCAGTAGGTCCGCAGTTCGAATCTGTGAATCGGCACCACTAACTACATAGAATATAAAAACATAGAAAAAGGCGACAGGACTGCCGGGCTTAAATGCCTTACTAGGAAATACAAATAGACAAGACATTAACAAAAAATTATAAACAGTTTGGGGGATTAGCTCAGATGGGAGAGCGCCTGATTTGCATTCAGGAGGTCGTCAGTTCGATCCTGATATCCTCCACCAAAACTCAAACCCTGCCATAGTGCAGGGTTTTTTATTATAGGTAAATATTAATATGAACATAGCAATATATCAAACAGTAAACGCACATGCACCAGCAATTCACTGGTGGCTTGCAAATGATTCAAGATTTGGACCTCAAATATATTTGGGAAAAGATCCACTCAGAGACACTCCTACTACAAAAGATGTTATAGGAACTATTGTTCAAGAAATGAGAAATCCAAGCAGCGAATCCATTACAGAAGAACTTTATGAAATCCATCAAGAGTCATTGAGAAAAATGGAAAACCTACAAACTGACACTGGAGTATCATATTGCACAAAGGAATATTTTGAATATGGTAAAACTTTTGAATATCCGGTTTGGAGTAATTATTTTGGAAATACTAAAAATAAAACTGCCTCGCCATATTGTGATAAACTTATTTTTGCTAAGTCTAAAAAAGGCGA